ATTCATTTAGGTATGGCGTTAGAATTCCAGAATCTTTGCTGAAAAAAATAAAAAATCCAAAAGATACTATTGAAAAAGATTTGGTTGCTGGAATTTCTTTGCAGAGTTTAACATCTGTATCTCAGGGTGGTAAAGCTTTGCCTCTTCCAGCAGATAAGACTAGTGCTATTTATTATAAAAGAGATGATTGGCAAGTTTGGGCAAGGCCCATGACATATTGCATACTTGAAGATTTAATGATGCTCAAGAAGATGAAGCTTGCAGATCTTGCAGCATTAGATGGTGCTGTTAGTCACATTCGTGTATGGAAATTAGGTTCGCTTGAACACAAGATTTTGCCAACTGAAACAGCTATAGGTCGTTTGGCAGATATGCTTATGAACAATGTTGGTGGTGGCTCAATAGATTTAATTTGGGGTCCAGAATTAGACTTTAAAGAAACATCAACTGATGTTGCAGCTTTTTTGGGTGAAGAAAAATACAAACCAATTTTAAATGCAATATTTGCTGGATTGGGTATACCACCATCTTTAACTGGTTTACCAGCAGGACAAGGATTCTCAAACAATTATATTAGCTTAAGAACATTGATTGAAAGACTTGATTATGGTCGTTCCTTGTTAATTGCGTTTTGGGATAAAGAAATCAAGCTTGTTCAACAGGCTATGGGATTTAAAGTTCCAGCCCAAATTGTATTTGATCAACATACACTTTCTGATGAAGCTGCTGAAAAAAGATTGCTTATTGATCTTATGGATCGTGATCTTATTAGCGAAGAAGCAATTCAAGAAAGATTTGATCTCATTCCTGAGATTGAAACAGTTAGAAGAAAGCGTGAAATGCGTAAACGAGAAAGTGGTAAAATACCTAAGAAAGCTGGACCTTGGCATAATCCACAGATTGAAGATGATCTTAAAAAAATGTGGGTTCAAATGGGTATAATGTCACCAAAAGACTTTGGAATAGATGTTGAAACACCACCTCCTATTATTGATCAGCCTAAACCTTCTACAGAAGATAATTCTCAAAGTCCAAAAGGAATTTCTGGACAAGGAAGACCAGTTGGCATTAAAGATTCTGAAAAAAGAAAAAAGAAAGTCATTGTTCCAAAAACTGCTGCCAGATTAGTAGATACAATGGCATGGGCAGAGCTTTGTCAAAAAAATATATCTGAGCATGTTAACGCTGCTTATTTATCTTCTTTGAACAAAAAAAATCTTAGAGAGCTTTCATCTCAAGAATTTGAAAGCTTGGAAAAAACAAAGTTTCATATACTTTGCCAAATTAAAGCAGATCAAAAAGTAGACAAGGATTTAATCAAAGAAATAATATCTACAAATATGGAAATACCTTTAAAAATAAGAACCATTGTCAGTATAGCAACTAAAAAATATATAGAAAAAGAAGGAACTCAACCAAATACTGAAATGAGAAGAAAGATTGAGGCATCATCAATAGCGATTTACAGAGTAAATGAGATGCCATATGAAAACAGTGATACTGATAACATTACATAGAAGGTACTACGAATTTGTTAATTCGATAAAAAATATTAAATCTAAAAGTATCTTTGCAAATAATTTTCCAAGCATATTTGTAGTTTGGGCAGATCCAGAACCAAGCAGATATTGGTTGTTGAATGAATTGATTGAAGATAAAATAATAGAATTATTAATAACAAGACATATGTTACCAGGAGAAAATTTAAAGGTAGCAACAACTTTTTATGAGGCAAATAACATAAGACTTGGTTTAGAAAATGTCTTTAGGACTTATCCAAATTCTTTCTGCATAGTTCAAGCATCAGATATAATTATAACTAATTATGGTTTTGATTTAATGATAAATGAAATGAATCGTGGTGCAAACGGTGTTGTTTTTTATTGGTCGCCAGATGCATTTCACACAAATTGTTTTGCCATATGTAGCAATAAAGATTATTGGCCTCCTTTTGTAAAAAAAAATGATCCAAACATATTAGAATTATTGTGGAAAAGAAATTTAGCTTTTAAAAAAATAGATAATTTTTTAACGGCAATGTCTAACTATAATAGAATAGCTTTTGAGCATGATCATATTTCAGAGAACATGATTCCATTTCCTACAAAATATATTCCAAAAAACACTACAATTAATTGTTATGTTTCTGGTAGTATAAGTTTTATCAGAATTGTTTTGAATTTTTTTCGGTGTATTATTTTAGGAGATTGTAATGGCAAAAATAATTGTTAATTATGATACTAAAAAATCTAAATTGGAATTTTATTTTAATAATTCTGAAATAGAAGACATATTTTCAATATTTATTTATAGGGATATAACGAACAGTTATAAATACACAATGGAAATTGTGAGCGATGATGGAAGACAAACTATAAAAAATGGCGAAATAGTATCACACAAAAATTCTGATTTATTTTTGAAGAAATTTTTAAACGCTATTGAGGTACAGAACAATGAATAATATAGCTATTTACAAAGCCGAAATAGAAGATGGCTTAAAAGAAAAAATCTCTTCTAGTCTTTCAATATCGTCTTGTGTAGCAATAGAAGATTGTATTCCTTTTGAAGTTTCAGACTATAAAGCAATTGCTGAAAATAAAGGACAAGTAGATTTACATTATTTAAAATCTATTCTTGTTACAACTGGTTGGAATAAAAACGATGATGTTTTTGATCGTGCAGAAGTTTGGGTAGCAAGAACTAGTCCAGAAGATAAGCCTTTTAATTATGAGCATGATCAAAGTCAAATAATTGGTCATATAACATCTTGCAATGCAATTAATATTGATGGTAGTAAAATACCTGACAGCAGTACAATAGATGAACTTCCTTCTAAATTTCATATTGCAACATCTGCTGTTCTTTACAAGTATTGGGAAGATGCAGAAAAACAACAGAGAATGAATGAAATTCTTTCTGAAATTTCGCAGGGGAAATGGTTTGTTTCAATGGAAGCATTATTTACTGCTTTTGACTATGCAATAATCGAAGGTGCAAATTCTAGAGTTGTAGCAAGAAATGAAGAAACTGCATTTTTAACCAAATATCTTAGGTCTTATGGGGGGAATGGCGTATATAAAGATATGAAAATTGGTAGGCTCTTAAAGAATATTACATTCTCTGGTAATGGTCTTGTTCGCAAGCCAGCTAATCCAGAAAGTGTTATTTTTCAAGAAACAGAAGCTTTTAAATCAAATTCGGGGTATCATTTAGGTGAGACTATAGTTTCAAAGGAGATAGATCAAATGAAAGACAATGAGAATCAATTTGAGGACATGCAAAAACAACTTGAAGACCTCAATGTTTCGTTGGCTGAAGCCAATAAGAAAGTTGAAGATTTTCATGCTGAATCTGGCATGTTAAACAAAGAAAAAGAAAACATGGCCAATCAATTGGCAGAAGCTAAAAAGATGCTTGAAGAACTCAAGACTTCTTATGATGCTGTGTCAAATGAACTTGGCACTATGAAGAAAGACAAAAAAGCAAATGACCGTCTTTCTATGGTAATGGAAAAGATGGGCATGAATAAAGACGAGGCTATTAATGTAGTCAACTCTTTAGAATCTCTTGCTGATGAAGCTTTTGCTTCAAGCGTAAGCTATCAGTCAGAGTACATGAACAAAAAAATGTCTGAGTATAAAAAAGCTGGTTCTGAAGTAGAAGTCGAAATTGAAACTAAAGATCCTTCTGAAAAGAAGGATATGAAGAATCAAGAAGAAGACAATATGGAAGAAGATCCAGCAGCTAGTAAAGCCTCAATTTCCGTTTTGGATACCGCAGAAGTTAAGAATGATGCTGCTCTTGCAACTTCTGAGGTGGCTAGTGAAGTCAGGCAAGTAGCATCGCAAATTGCTTCGTATTTTGGTTTAGACAAACACGCCACAGCATAAGGAGAGAAATCTAATGGCAATTAAACCAGACCGCTTGATTAATGAAACCGACATTTCGTTGGTTTGCAATGATGTCCACGAAAAAGGCACAGTTCTTATTTATGGAACTGCTGCTTCTGGTGCTGGCATTGTAACCCCAGGCCTTTGCAGCTATCTATCTGGTAGTCCTTCGGGCTATAAGGTTGCTGGCCTTAGCTTGGCAAACTTTGTTGACATTGATCAAACAAGGGTTCACCGTAACTTTCACAAAGATGAACAAGTAATTGGCGAAAAAGCACCACTTCTTCGAAAAGGTTATGTTGTTACTGATAAAGTAACTGGTAGCCCTACCGTTGGTGACAAGGCTTATTTGACAGTTAGTGGTTTGTTAACCCCAACTGTTTCCGCTGGTGGTGGTGAAGTCGCCACTCCTAGAGTTGGAACTTTTGCTGGTGCAAAAGACGAAAACGGTTATGTTAAAGTTTATGTTGAACTTCCAAACTAATAAGGAGAGATAAGAACATGAAAAAGCCAACACCCGAAATGAT